AATTTTGACATAAAAATAATATAATTATTTTAAATTTTATCTGTTCAGATTGATATCAGCAATGCAGATTTACGAACTAGGTTCTGTAGGCCATGTAATGTTATATGGATCTGACTGTGTTGGCACGTCACGTAAAGCCTGTCTATAAGTCTTCCAATCATCAGACAAAGTAAGATCACTACTAGCTCTCCAATCTGTATCTTTTAATTTTCTATCTCTTTCAAATCTTATATTTACCCATTGTTCATTTATAAGTGCAGTCTGTTCATCTGTTGTTGTACTTTCTACCTTTACGTTATAGGCTTTACCCCCTTCAACATAAGCATCTACAGTAGATAATTTTTGCGTTGGTGTTGTATAGGTAAGAGTTTGCACAAGTTCGACAACATTATTTGCTGTTAAAAAATCTGCATTAGGGCCAGCAGCAGTAAAACTTGTATTAGGAAATAATTGTTTGATTGTACCAGTGCTTTTTACAGTAGTGCCATCAATAATTGCGTAGTTCATAATTAATTTAAAAGAACTTTACTTTTAATAAGTATAATCATTCTACTCCCCATAAACAGCATACCTATCATTATCATAACCACCTATTATAAGCTTTCTATTTTTATAATCCATTCCTATAGAATAATTAGGAACTCCTGTAGCATTTGAACTTGTAATGTAATAAAACGCAGTCTGAGTATGTGATCCAGTATAACCACTTCCAGATAAAACTATATTAGTAGCAGCCCAGTGTGAGATAGCACTATAAGTATTTGTATATCCTTGAATTACTCCATTTCCTGTCCAGACTAAACCATTGCTATTTGAAGCATGATTACCAGAAGACCATTTTCTTGTAGTGCTTATTGTATTACTACTAATACTAGCTGTGCTTGCTGGTATATCATAACCATATAACGCAAAATCACTATTATTTAATGTTATTAAATGAGTTCCGCTATAACAAACGCCTCTTGTATTTGCATTGGTAGGATTATTTGATGTACCAGTAGTAAAATCTTGATAACCTATATAAGTTCCTGATGGGTAATTAAAATAATAAAATCTTGCATTAGAAGCTGAAACTGCAACAAATACAGGTGTATTATCGCCTAAATATGCAACAGTAATATCTGAACCAGTACTACCTATTCCTGATGATGTATGCCCTGCTAAATCAGTTTGAGAACCACTTGGTTGATAAAGATTTGCATTACCAGAATATGTACTACCTCCATTACTCCATGCGTAACTACTTGCTGTGTTCCATGAAGCATATATTTTACCTTCTGAATGATCGTAAAATACACCTTTTCCATTATGAGTGGTATTAGAATTACCCGCAAAAAAGTCAGCAGATGTATTGACAATACTTATAGGTGATGCACCAGAAGTAAAAAATCCACTATATGCAGAATCATCGAGACCACCACCACCAGCAGCAGCACGGAGCCTATGCGATCTCATCCTAAATCTCCTATTGTAGCCCCATAAAGTGTGCTTCCGACTTTAAACAATTCGATTGCTGTAGGTGTTGCACCACCTAAGTCTGGAGCAGAACCACCTCTCCATGTCATAGTAGGCCAAGTTAAAGTGTAACTAGAACCAGTTGCAGTTACTATAAGAAGCATAGATTGACCAGTGGTTAGACTATCAGTTGCAGTTCTATTTGCTCCTAATGTCCAAGTCTGAACCATTCCGTTATCTGGATCTAAAGCAACAGAAGAAGCATCAGTTATAGCAAATACATTTTCATTTATTGCATCTTCAAAAACAACGGAACCTGTAAACGTACCACCTGTTGCAGGTAATCCTAATCCTGAACCGCTAAATGATGTTGCAGTACACGTTCCATCAATACTTACACCTGTTGAACTGGTAACTAATTTCTGATTTCCACTGTGTTTTAATGCAACACTAGAATCTGATGCTATAGATACTGCGTTATCAGAGTTGGACGGATGTTGTATTTCTTCTACTTTTATTGTCGACATAATAATTTACTGCTTTAGTTTAATTTTACTATTAATTTTAAATATTGTCTCACAAGCAATTTTACTCTCCAAAAACTCTATATTTGTCACCGTTATAACCCCCTAATATTAATTTTCTATTTTGATAATCTATTCCCAGACTCCAAAGATTTTCTCCATACGCAAATGACCTTATTAAAGTGCTTGTACCATTCATTCCATTGTTAGTCAATCGTCTATATTCAGCAGTTTGTCTATTACCATTTGTTCCCATAATCACACCATCACCTGTCCAAGCTAATCCATGAAAATTACCGTCATAACCCATTGTCCATCTTAAGTTTGCTGTCATGTCGTTGGATGAAGCAGTACTTATATTTGATGTACTTGCTGGCATGGGAAAACCATACATATAAGCATTACCACTGCTGTGAGAACCTCTACGCATTGTTATGATATGTGTTCCAGTAAAAGCTATTTTAGCTTGGTGCATACTAGATGACTCAGGGCCATTAGTCCCACCAATAGTTATATTGCATTTTCCTATAAAATTACCGCTTGGATATTCAAAAAAATAAAACCTACGATTACTAGAACTGCCAGCAGCTACTAAAACTGGAGTTTGATCTCCAAGATAACCAACAGTGAAACCGCCAGCGTGCGGATCACCTGCTGTATCACTATTATTGGCATTATCTAAATTTGCAAAAGCAGAGCCATTACTGCTTACTGCATAAAAATTAGCGTTTCCAGTATAGGATGAGCCACCATTACTCCAATCCCATATCCAAGGATCAACAGCACTAGTGTAATTGTTATTACCAAATATTTTTTGACTATAATTATCAAAAAATGCAGATCCGTAGGCATCATGCGTATTGCCAGATAATCCACTTGTACCAGAAGATGAAAACTCATCATAGGATGAGTTATCAAAATCTAAAGGACTAGCACTTTTTGAAAAAAATCCACTATGAGCAGCATCATAAGGATCTCCACTTGATACAACAGACAGTGAAGCAGCACCACCACCAAGACCTGTCATTGACAAAGGTTTGTTGTATGTCCAAAAATCTTGCTTCATTAATTATGATGTTTTACTTTGGTTTCCAATCGCTTTAAATGTAGCATCTCCTATTTTTATTATTGTGTAAGAGTAAATATCAACACCACCTGTACCACCATCTGAAGGTGCAGATCCTCCTACCCAATGAGTTAATCCAAAACCTGTAGTGCCATCGATTGATAATTGTGCAGAATAACCAGCAGCACCAGCATTTGTGATAATAGTCACTGATATAACTTCTCCATAAGACATCTTACTGTTAAGAGTCTCGGAACTACTAAATCTAATATTAGGTGTAGATGTAGTTGATTCTGTAGTTAAAAAGTAATGCACCATTCCATTTTCTAAATCAATATTTGTATTATCACTTAACTTGCCATTAGTTATTTTGACACCTTCTTTAAGTAAACCAGAAAGGTCAACTGACCCAAAAAAAGTTGTAGCTGTACAATCACCATTAACAGTCGCACCAGTGTTAGTAAGATTGATTGTTGAGGAAGAGTGTTGTCTAGATTGAATGGTATCTACTTTTATTGTTGACATAATAATTTAGTTAGGTTTTGTAGGCCAAGTAATATTATCTGGATCGTTTTGTGTTGGGACATCTCTAAGAGCCTGACGATAGGTTTTCCATTCGTCAGAAAGAGTAACATCACTAAAAGCTCTCCAATCACATTCTGCTAATAAATAATTTCTATGTGTTCGTACATCTTGCCATTTTCCAGCAAGAATTTCAGCATCTGTTGGAAGACTTGCATTGTATTCTGCGATTTCTGCATCAGTCATTGCGACTAATACACCATTTAAATACTTGTTCATTAGCTTTCTTTAAGTTTGAAAAGAATCATTTCAGTACCTACGTTAAAAGTACCACTATTGTCAACAGTAAATCTTAAACCAGATACTCTATTTGTTGCAGGTGCATAGTTATAGTGTCTTAATATTCCACTAAATTCAATCCTGTTTAATTGAGATCCTAGACCTTGAGATATTCCTCTAATCCAACTGTTATTTTCAGTACTAAAGTCTATTTCAAATGATTCACCACCATCATTCCCACTGTAAGCTACAACAGTACCACCATGATTTATTACTAATCGGTCTTGCAGGTAATTATTTACATAAGGAGAATAATTACCATAATTTTTATAAACGTAGTCCCATCCACCAGTTACAACACTGCTGCCTCCATTTATAAATGGTGCAATTTCTACTTTATAGGTTGCAGTTCTAAGAACTTTCTTTCCTACAATTTTATAAACACCAGTACTTAATCCACCTGTAGGGTTAAAATCTATTTGAGATGCAGTAGATGTTAATGAAGTTTTGCTTACAAAATCATAAGCACCACCACCACCTGCATCTGCATATTCCAACTGTCCTACTGCTTCATTTGCTGGAGTTCCTGTAACGCTTTTTACTCTCAAAAACTTACCAGCCTGAATATTGTTATCTGGCAGAATCATTGTATAAGACTGACCAGCAATATGATTGGGAGATTTTATCTTTACACCATGAGTTTGTGCAGAGCAATTTAACCGAATCATTGCGTCATCTCCACCCGCACCCTTAATCTCTAACTTACCTGTACCGTTAGGAATAATTCTTACATTTCCATCTGCAGTATCAGTTTGAATTTCGTCAACAATAACTTTTGACATATTTAAAAACTGTTTTTTCTATTGTAAATCATATTTATAAATATATCCACTTTTAAACAAAGGTCATGGTGGAGTTTGCACTCACTGTTAGGGTAGCACCAGAAGCAACAATCATAGGACTAGCTGCAACATAGTTAAAGTTTGCTGTCGTAGTAAAGCTGTTATCCATTTGGTTTTCTGCTTCAACAAATAACTTTTCGTTTGAACTGCCAACCAAACCTGATCCTGCATCAGTAAAGCTTAAGACTCCACTTCCATCTGTTTTTAAAACTTGTCCGCTACTACCATCTGCTGCGGGCAACGTAAAAGTAATATCGTTAGGTTGTGAAGACGGTGCTATAAACGATACGGTATTAGCGTTACTGCTATCTCTATCAAATGAAAGCTTTCTAGCTCCGCCAATTTTAATTTCAGTATTACTAGCTAAAAGAACTTGAGTACTTGTAGAGTCCCAAGCATATAAAGCTGTAGGAGTAACGGAGACTGATGAAAAACTAAGATTACCATTACCATCTGTTTTTATAAATTGGTTAGCTGAACCATCTGAACTTGGTAGGGTAAATGTTGTATTCGTAGCTATTGAGGACGCTGCTTTAAGACTTGTATAATTTGTACCATTTGAGGAATTTTCAAATAAACGTAATTCTTTTTCATTCTCAATAAGAATATTGAAACTATTAGTTTCTAAATCACCACCTAGCTCTGGTGTTGTGTCATTAACAATATCACTTAAACCTCCAGCAGGTAAATTTGTTAATGCCGATCCATCAATTGCTGGTAATGCACCAGTAAGCTTTGAAGCTGTCAAACTTGTTATACGAGCATCAGCTACTGTACCAGTAAGTTCTCCAGCAGGAATAGAAGTTAAAGCTGAACCATCTCCACTTAATGCAGTAGCTGTTACTGTTCCTGAAACTGTTAAACCTCCCGATAACGACCCACCAGTCAATGCAAGATATGTACTATCAGAAGTAGTTCTCTCTGCTACCGTTACAGCATTTAAACCAGCAGGTGTTACAACCTTGTCAGTTGCTGTTCCACTAGTTGTTTCAGCATTAGTTGCTAGTTCAGAAATACCTGCAACTGTATTACTGGCAGAAGGAGTAGATAAACTTCCTGGCCCAAATATTTTTACAATACTATTATCACTGGCTCGCATAAAACCACCAATACTATTGATATTGGCATTTACTGCAAGCTCTCCAACAGCAGGTAAATCAGATGTTGTAGGAATTCTGTCCTGTACAACACTATTTTTTAATTTAATTCTTAAAGCCATAGCTTATACAAGCATAAAATCACCCATATACATGGGATACTCATATCTTACCGTATTAAAAAGTTCCCGCTTCAAGGATTTGTACATTTGTAAATTGACCAGTAGATCCAAATTGCAATAAATTACCTTGGACAGGGCTGTTAACATTCACATCAGTAAGATCATTTAAATTATTAACACTTCCTGCTCCTGATAAAGTATCAATTCTATCCCAATCATTGACACCCATACATAAACACCAGTCACCAGCATCAAAAGTAACTGTTGGTACAACTGCTGTTCCATTTCCAGGTGTTTGACAAACAAAGTATGCCCCTGTATTAGCAGCCGTCCCCGCAGGGATTGCATTACCAGCAGTAAAACCTGACTGTATTCCAAAAGAAGTTAATGTAATAATTAATCCATTTGTTGCATCAAAAGTACCGCAGAACCTTAAGTTTTCTTCTGATAATCGTCCAAAACCTACTGAGAAAAAACTGTTGCCATTAAATATTCTTAACTGTCCTGTTGATTCCTGTAACCAAAAAACACCTGTTGGTAAATCAGAAATATCAGGTGATGCCTCTTGTATGAAACCAGTAGATAAGTTTGCAAGCTTATCCATAGTTATAGAATCATTAGCTAATATGTTCGTTCCAAAAGTCCCTGAAGTGATTTTACTTGTGGGTAAATCTGGTATATCAGCAGATACAAGAGTTGAACTTGAAGTCACTAAACCTTTTGAATCTACAGTAATTTTTATATGAGTTCCAGGAGTAACACCACTATCTGTGATTGATAAAATACCATTAACATCTACAGCTAAAGGTGCAGAGGCAGCAGGAATAATAACACCACCTTTTGAAGTGGAAGTCGCAGCAGGTAAATCAGAACCAGTAAGATCTACCGAACCAGTAATTAATCCTTGATTATTAAATGTAATACCTGAACGAGTTCTGCCAACAACTGTATTATTTATAGATACTTCACCTAAGCTTGAAACAGCTAGCCCACCTGAAGAAGGAACACTTACTGCTCCTATAGTAATAGCTGTTGCTTCTGGTAAATCACTTGCAACTAATGCTGCTGTAGCTGTAATAAGACCCTCACTATTATAAGTAATACCATTTCTTGAAGAAGCTCCACCTGTTACAGCATTATTAATACCTAAATTACCTGATGCTACATTTAAAGATCTATCAAGATTTGATGTATTTAATTTAGCTGCCGTAAGACTACCGTCTGTAATTTTTGTACCCGAAACACCTGATATCTTGTCATCAGTAACAGCAGAATTAGAAATAGCAGCAGTATCTACAGAATTATCTGCTAATTCGCTTGCTCCAATAGCATTAGCAGCGATTTGTGTAGAAGTAATAGTATTATCTGCAATTTTTAAAGCAGTAACAGCATTATCAGC